GATTACAAACGCTCGGTGCAGCTGTCGGCGTTCCAACAACACAAATTGATCTGACGGTATTTGCAGAAAATTACCAGCAAGCGCGCGAGATTGGCGACGGAGTTGTCGACGCGCTCGATCATTACAGCGGAACAACTCAAGGCGTCACGGTTGCGAATGTTACAATAACAAACGAAGCGGAAGACGTTGTGCAGTTGGACGGTGGCGATTTACCACCGGCGTGGCAAATTAGTTTTAGTATCGACGTTCAATGGGAGGACTAGAAAATGGCAAGACCAGAAACTGCAACGAACATGAATATATCGTTGCCGGGAAATATAACGCACGCATCTGTAACCAGCTTCACAATTAGTTCGTCTGGACAGGACGTAATTGATTGCACAACGGTTGGATCGACTGGCGAAAGAACTTATGTCGGCACGCCGATGGGAAATACGCTTGAAGCATCCGTCAGTTTTTTCAGCAGTGGAACGCCGTCTGTTGGGGATGCAGGAAACCTAACAATTGGTGATACGACTTTTTACGCTGTTTGCACAAGCATGAACGCGGCAGCAGCTGTCAACGATTTAGCACGTTTTGACGCGACATATCAGCAAGTAAACCCAACTTCGTGATCAGTTTAAAAACTCTAGGCTAAAAAGGAAACGACATAATGGCAGCAACAAGTGCCCATACAACGTCGATCACCGCACCGGGAACATCTGGTGGGTTAATCACATCGGTATCAATCAACGCAAGTGGCGACGATGTTTTAGACGCAAGCCATCTTGGACAGGCAGCTGGTTCAGCTGCAAACAGGTTCATCAGCCCGCTAACAGGCTATACAGAAGTTTCTGTTTCATATATTGGCGACAGCTACCCTGAATCTGGCGACACAGGTTCTTTGTCTGTTTCCGGTGCGATCAGCATTAGCATGACAAATTGTATTTGCACAAGCGCAAGCGTTAGCGGATCTGTTGGCGAACTTATCACGGTTGATGCCACATACAGAGACATAAGTTCGTAACAATGGCATCAATACCAACAGGCGTAACAGTTTCATTGCCATCGGGTGCAATTTCGGAAGTTGAAAGCATCGCTGTTAGAACTGGTGGGCGTTCCATTGGTTTCAACAGGGATTACAACCCCGATGCAGCCACCGTAACAATTGTTTCGTTTGATGCACCCGGCAGCACAGTTGGTTCGCGCGGCAACTTTTCGATTTCTGGCACCGGCTATTCGTATTCAGCCACTCGCGGTTATGTCGATTCTGTTGACTCGTCGATTACAGTTGGTGGCGTTGTTAAATACACGACAGCTATCAAGCTCATAACAATAGGAGGCGTGCCGTGAGCAAAAAAGAAAACAGTCTATTTACGAAAATTCAAGCAGCTAACAAAGCAAAGCTGAAGCCCGTGGAAGTTCCTGAGTGGGGTTTGACCGTTCATATTAAGCAGCTAACGGTTGGTGAGCGTGATTCGTATGAAACTGAAGCATATAACGCAAGCAAGGGACAAGGGATTATGGACAATCCCAGGAGCAAGTTTCTTGTGCGCGTGCTATGCGACGAACATGGCGAACCGCTTGTATCGCCTGACGAGTTTATGAAATTGTCTCAACTCCAATCTAGACCCATGGAAAAACTGTTCGAAGCTGCACAGAACTACAATCGATTAACAGACGAAGACATTGAGGAGTTGGGAAAAGATTAAAGGCAAGACCGGGTCGAATGTTTTTGTTTCGGCTTGCCATGAACCTTGGAATGACCGTTGAGCAATTGAGCAAGACAATGTCATCCGAAGAACTTAGTGAATGGATTGCGTTAGATTTATACCACGAACCGTTGCCGCAACCATGGCAGCAAACAGGAGTTTTGGCGTCGGCAGTTCTGGCACCGCATTGTGGAAAAGCAAAGCGTGCAGAACCAAAAGACTTTGTGCCAACAAAGCGGTTGCCACAAACACAGGCTGAAATGTTACAGCAATTGCAAAAGTTAAAGTCCCTAAAGCAGCAACAAAAAAGGAGTTAAAAAATGGCGACTGCTATCGGGATGAACATGAGGATGACGGCGAGCATAGACAAGTTTCAAAAATCTATGAACGCGGTCGACGCAAAACTAGACAAGCTGACAAAGTCTGCCAAATCTACAGCAAGTGGAATGAAACTGCTGGCAGGTATAGAAATCGGTAAGCTACTCGGTTCAGGAATCACCAAGCTATCATCAACGTTTGTGCGTGCAGGCAGAGCCGCGTTAGATTTTGCTAACACGCAGCGTCAAGTTGCTGACCAAATCGGCAAGCTGTCGTCACAAACCGGCATGGGCGTTGAATCGCTGCAAGTTTTGCAACAGATAGCAGAGTATGCAGGGTTAGAACTCAGCAGCTTTGCGTCAGCGGGTCAGAAAATGTCAAGAAGTTTAGGTGACGCAGCAAACGGTTCTGGTTTGGCTGGCAAAGCATTGGACAGCATGGGTTTGGATCTTAACAGAATTTTGCGAATGAAACCCGCACAGCAATTTATTGTTATAGGTCAGGCCATCGCAGGCATTGAAGACCCCGCGAAAAAGTCAGCAGCAGCCGCAAACATTTTTGGTCGTAACGGTATGTTGATGATTCCAATGTTTGAAGGCATTCAGGAGGAATCAGCAAAAGCAGCTGTCGAAATGGAAAAACTCGGTTTGATTTTAAGCACAAAGCAAGTGCGAAACATCGAAGCGATGAACGATAGTTTCGTAACCGTTTTTAACAGCGTCAAAAAAATTGGAACAGCCGTTCTCGGAGAAATAGCACCAGCAATCACAGCAGCAAACAACGAACTAATTAAGTTTGTAAAGAATTTCAAATACGGAAACGCCGAGGGGGGTGCAGCGTTAGCAAAATATATTACCAAGGCGTTTTTCGACGGAGCAATTGCGCTTGCGAAATGGGTTGATTACATGGCGGACGCGTTCACTGCTGCGTATAACTTTTTCCAAGGATTGTTTGAAAAACTCTATGCGTTTATGTCCAAAACATTAGGCGTAAACAGTTCGCAAAGCGAATCGGGAAAAATGTATGAAGAAAACATACGCGCAATAGACGTGGCAGTTGCTGGGTTGAAAAAATCAATCGAAGGCGTCGAGTATGGAATGTCCGAGTTTGGCGACCGCACTGGCGACCAAGCAAAACGAATTGAGAAATACAACAAAGAAATAAAACTATACGAACTGCAAAGAATTGACGCTGTTAGAGAATTGGAGCGCGCGGAGAAACAATATTTTGAAGGCAAACGCGAGGCAATATTTGGACAAAAATCGTTAGCAGAAACTCTTATTGCAGCCCGGCAAAGATTAGACAAAGAAACAGGTGACGTTAGCCAGGGGGTAAAAGATCTTGCAAACGCAACAAGCAATTACGAAGACGCTACGAATTCAGTTGTCCCGTCAATAAACGAAAAGAAAAAACAAGTTGATAACGTAACAGCAGCATTGGAAGGAATGAAAAATGCGACGATTAAAGCAACAGACCCAGCCGACCTATTCGGAAAAAACGTTGGGCTCTCAGGCGAAGCCTTGCGAAAACTCGCACTCGACGCCGAACACGACATCAGAGCCAGCCAAGAAGCAAGATACGGGTTCGAAGAACTCAGGTCGTCGGCGCAAATAACGGCAGACAACTTGTCAATGGCTTCGCAGGGAATGGTTGTAGGATTCTTAGATGCAACGCAGGTTGTCGGATCTTTTGCAAACGCAACAAGCAACGCCATGGATTCGTGGGACGCCGTTGCCGATGTTCGCATGAAAATGTTCGAGCAAATGGGATACAACAAACAATGGCTTCAACAGCAACGCGATTACGAACGCAGCCGCGTAGAAGGCATGTATAAAAACCGACAGCAGGCGTGGGAAAATGCGCACGCTAAACGAACCGCAGCGCAAAAAAACTACGAGGAACGCAAGTTAGCCGGATCTAAAAGCAATGTGCAAGAACGATTGCAGGCAGAACTCGGTCATATCGAAACAGCTTTTACCGGCTTAAAAAGCTGGTGGGAAAAAACTGTATCGGGTTCATCTGATGGACCGCAAGCTGGCGAAAAACAATTTTCAGAGCAGCAAAAGTCAAACGGTTTTCTGGAAAGCATTTTGTCAGCATTAAGAGAAGGCGACGGTTTAATTTTAACCTCGATTATGTGAGCAAATGGGTTTAGTTGAAATACATCCACGAACTTTTAACCGTCGCTTTGGTGAAAAGCCATCAGCGTCGCGTAGCTTTATTGATACGCCGGACGCATACGACCATGAGCCGTTGCCGGTTATTGGTCAACCGCATCCAGAGTTCGCAACGCTCATTTGTATTACGGTTAATAAAACAACAGGTGGGGACGATCCCAGAACAATAAAATATCAATGTTCTTACGAACCTGCGCCAAGCTGCGAGCAGGAACCAAACCCAGTTGATCGTTGTGACCGATGGGCTGTAACGCTTTCAAGTTCAACTGTGCCATGCACAACGCATCTTATTGATGATGGCGCGGGTCTCGTAGAAAAACCGTTGTTAAATACAGCCGGTGAACCTATTTCCAACGTTAAAAAACGCAACGCGGACGTTCGCATGGCTGTGCAGGGAAACCGTGCATCGTTTCCCCTGCAAACGGTTCTAGCAAATGTAAACAAAGTAAATTCGGACACATGGGCGTCCGGTGCGTCCGGGACATGGCTTTGTTCCGGTGCATCAGCAACGCAAGAAACAGAAATTGTTGAAAACCTGGCTGTTGATTTTTGGTCGGTTTCTTTTGAATTTCTTTACCGACCATCTGGCTGGACAATCCCTGTCCAAAACGTCGGAATGAATTATCTGCGTTCAGATACGAACGGAAAAAGATACCTGTATAGAGTTAGCGTGCGTGCGCCGGACAATTCTTTGACAGCTGCTCCAACTCCACAGCCGCTTAATGACGACGGAACCCTAAAGACAACCGGTGAACCGACTATTAGGCAAATAGCAGTTTACAATTACATTGATTTTAACGTGGCGTTTGGCGAACCACCGACAGACGAGGACGAATAATGGCAACAGAGTTTACGATTGTTCCTGCGTCATTAAATCTTATTGTCTGCAAAGGCGATGAGTTCGGTTTGACAGCAGACTTTGACATTGATTTAACAGGCTATTCAAACTGGGAAGGAATAATTTTTAAAACAGCAAGAAAAGTTACAAGCGATTTTCCCGGTGGCGTAAATACGCAAGGCGCAACAGCAGAAACATTTACCGTAGCTGTAACATCTGCATCGCTCGGCAAGATCTCGATGGCATTAACTGAAACCCAAACAACTGGTTTGGACGAAGCATCGACATACAGATGGTTTTTACGCGGGCAAGCACCGGGTGCAGTAACTCGGACATGGATCAGCGGTTCGTTTTCTGTGAGGTCGCCGTGAGTGAAATTGAAATTTCTGTCGAAAGTTCTGTTGCTGGATCGCTGGCGATCTCGGGTGTTTCCGGCAATGAATCCGATGTGCAAGTTATCGAAGGCACAACGGTTGATTTGACTGTGCTCAATGGAGTCGGCGCGCCGGGTGCAGGCAATGTTTCGTTGGCAGCTGGCACAAACATTCAGCTGCAAACCGACGGATCCACAACAACCATTTCATCAACGACAAATCTATCTAACAAAACGCTTGGTGATATTTCTGACGTTAGTTTAGTTTCGCCGGTTTCTGGTCAGCTGTTGCAATATAACGGGACGCAATGGGTGGCAATTACGCCAGCTGATGCCAATACATTGACGGTATCTAGTTCAGAGCCACAAGAACTAGGAACTGGTGCAGCAGGAACAAGCGCGGAAGCATCGCGTGCAGACCATGTCCATGACATGCCGACATTTCAAGATCTTACAAGCGGAACAGCAACAACAAACAGCAACTTAAAATTAGACCCCGGCACAGGAATTGTTGAAATTCAGGGTGGCACAAGCGGAAGCGGGCGGGTCATTCTTAATTGCGAAAACAACACGCATGGCGTAACAATAAGGGGACCAGCACATTCAGCGGGCGCAATATATACGCTCACGCTACCAGATGCCCCAGGCACGCAGGGACAAGTTTTAACCACAAGCGGTGCGTCTGGACAGCTGAGTTGGTCAAATGGAATTGGAAGCGTAGGTGGCGGAGTTTCTTGGACAACTCCTGCGCCTACAAGTTCTGCAACCACAGGCGCGCCGGGTGCAATTGCTTACGACAATAATTATATTTACGTGATGACGCTTGAGGGATGGAAGCGAGCAGCGTTGTCCGGCTGGGGATCGACTTTGTCGATAACCGCACAGCCATCGGACGTTTCTGTTTCATCAGGAACCACGGCAACGTTTAATGTCACGGCGACCGGACCCGGCTTAATCAACTACCAATGGCAGTCGAGTTCCAACAATTCAACTTTTACTGATATAGCAGGAGCAACAGCCGCTTCGTATGCGATTCAAGCAACCGACGCGTTGGACGGTTATTATTATCGCGTTGTTGTTTCTTCCCCACAAGTCTCTACGCCGATTGACAGCGACAGCGGCAAGCTAACCGTTAACGCAACTAACAGGATCCTGCTTGAAAGCGGGGACGGTTTAGACGCGGAAAATTCAGACAACATTATTCACGACGGTTTGGGTTCAACTCTTTTTTGGTCTACGCAACCAACAAACGCAACGCTTGCAGCAGGCGCGACCCCAACGCATACGTTTACAGCTGTGGCATCAGACAGTTCTGGTGCATTCGTGAGTTATCAATGGCAACTTCGATCATACAGTTCGAGCCCGTGGACAGATCTGGGTGGTGAAACTTCCAGCAGCTTAACGCTGTCCAATTTAACGACAGCACAAGCCAACAGAAGATACCGTTGCATTGCAAAAGCAACAGGCGCACCAGAAATTACCAGCGATATTGTTTACGTATTTGTGACAGCAACACCAGCCGCTCCAATTGAATTAGACCCGCAAGCACCAGAAGACGTTGTTGTTTCCCCAGAGTTTACGCCAGAGCGAAGCGTTGATGTTGATGCACCCGGTGCATACTCGCTCGAATTGCAACGGGAAGACTCGTCCGGCAACTGGGAAACTGTCGCAACTGATCAACCGAATCGGTTCAGCTATCACGGTGAAGTTGGAAGCGTTGCCGAGGGGACAAGACATGGCACCAGCACCGCTGACATAGAGCAAAACGAGTTGGAACCAGCGGTTGCGTCAGGGGCAGAAGATCCGTTTGCGCTTGGCATGGCTTGCGATGAAAATTTGTTGCACATGGTTGGGTTTGATGGCATCAACCTTAAATATTATTCACGCCCAACGATCAACAGCGGCTGGGCAAGCACGCAAACAGTCACTGGTGTTAGCGACGACAAAGAATTCGGTGGATCTGGGCGTGACATAACTTTCAGTGAACACGGTGGAGACCCAACAGGCAAAATTTTTCCGTTGCATAAATGGATTTACGGAATGTATGGGCAGCAGCGTGTGAGATACCTAGAACCTGTGTTTCGAGGATCAACTTATGATGT